GGAGCTAGCGGTAAATGTGTGATACTAGAAGATTTTATGGGTAGACCCATGATTACAAAAGACGGTGTAACTGTTGCTAATTCTGTTATATTAAGAGAGCCTGTAGAAAATATAGGTGCTACATTAATTAAAGAAGCAGCTAGGAAAACAGTTAGCGAAGCAGGTGATGGTACAACAACAGCTACAGTATTAGCACATGCTTTATTAAAAGAGTCTAACAAAGCTACAACCGATAGCTTAAGAAATATAAAGCAAGACATACAAAATGCTTGCGATGATACTGTTAAATATTTAGAAAAAATATCAGTGCCAGTTGAAGGTGATATGATAGATCAAGTAGCTACTATATCATCTAATAACGATGAAGAGCTTGGAGTTATAATAGGCGAAGCTTTTAAAAAAGTTGGTAAAAACGGTACTGTAATGATGGATGCTGACGGTGGAGAAGAAACAAAAATAAATGTTGTATCAGGTTCACAAATAAATCAAGGTTATATTAATGCTAACTTTGTAACAGACACTGGTAAACAAACTGTTACATTAGAAAAGCCTTTAGTGTTAATAGTTAGCTCACCAATAACAACAGTTAGAAAAATACAAACTGTATTAGAATATGCTGTTACAAATAATAGATCAATACTTATTATAGGTGAATTAGAGAAACAACCAATGACAGCATTGGTAATGAATAAAATAAAAGGTAATATAAAAGCAAATGTTATTGCGCCTCCTGGATTTAATTTTTGGAAAAAAGATTTTTTAAATGATATAGCTGCTGTAACAGGTGCAACACATATAAATGAAGAATATGGCGATGATATAGATTTAATTACGCCTGATATGTTAGGTGAATGTGAAAGAGCTATATCTGATAGTAAATCAACTGTTTTAAAAATAGCTGAAATACCAGAAGCCGCTAAAGCTAGAATACAAGATATTGAACAACAATTAAAGTCTAGTGATCCTAGTTTAAAAACACAAAAGCTAGAAGAACGTTTAGCAATATTATCTGGTAATGTAGCAGTAATATCTGTAGGTGCTAATTCTGATGTAGAATTAAAAGAAAAAAAAGATAGAGTTGATGATGCAATACATGCTACAAAAGCTGCGGTAAAAGAAGGTATAGTTCCAGGCGGTGGTATAGCTTTATTAAATGCAGCTGATAATATTAAAAATAAAACTGAAGGTGCTAATATATTTATAGAAGCAATAAAGTATCCATATAAAACAATACTTAAAAATGCTGGTTTAGAATATACACCTCAAAAAAATAAAGGTAAAGGTATAAATGTAGTAACTGGTAAAACAGTTAATATGATTAAAGAAGGTATTATTGATCCTTTGCTTGTAACTAAAAGCGCATTAAAAAATGCAGTATCTGTTGCTACAACTATATTATCAACTGATTGTGTAATTAGTAATGAAAGAGAAGAATGAGAGCAATAGGTAATTATTTAGTTATACAAGAAATAAAAGAAAAACCAACTAAAACAAAAGGTGGTTTACTTCTTACAGATAAAATAAAAGAAGACATAAGATATAGACAAGGTATTGTAAAAAGCGTTGGTAGTTTAGTTCAAGGCGTAAAAGTTGATGATAATATATACTATGATAAACACGCTGGTTTTAATGTAGAAATAGATGAAAATATATTTCTTGTAATAAAACAACAAGACGTTGTTATTGTCTTATGAGAAAATTAGAAGCCAAAGATCTTAGAAGCATAGGTTTGTTTAAGCACTATCGTATTGTACGAAAGTGGGCTTGTAAAACATACGACTTAAAAGATGCTGATCTCGAACTTCTAATTTACTTTGATTGTATAGAGCTGTTTACAAGAAAAGATTATATAGACGGAGTTTATACTTTTTCATGGGATAAAAATCGTTGGGAACGTTTAAGGCGTAATGGCTGGATAACTGTTTGGCGTCAAAGAAACAATACGACTCAAAAATATACAATATATAAAACATCATTTAAGTGTAGCCAACTAATTAGTAGGATATACAGAATATTACTTGGTCAAGAAGATTTACCAACTAGTTTACGTAGAAATAAAATAATGGAAGGTAAATCATACTCTGACAAAGTTATGATAAAAGCAATAAACTTAGTTAACAAAGATAATAATAATTAAACAAACAAAAAATGGCATACGGAGATATAATAGGTGATCCAAGTAGATATAGAGCGCCAGGTAAACCAGGCGTACAAACAGTTAGAAGAGCTGTTGTTTTAAAAGACGCAACAACTCTTGGTAGTGATGCTATAAACTATTTAGACAATACAAAAGACTTAAATGCATTAACAACAGTTGCTCATCTTGAAAACGGTGCTGGTATTTATATAGGTACAGCTGGTAACATATGTGTAAATCTTACTAGTCAAAAGAAAATTGTAGATAATGGCGCTACATCAAGTGCTACTACAAACAAACTAGTTGATTCAACACAAAATTTTACAAGTACAGTTCAAGCAAGAGACTTAGTAGTAAATACTACTGATGGTACAGTTGCTTTTGTAAAAGCTGTTGATAGTGATACTACACTTAGTTTAGTAGATGCTGCTAATAGTAATTCTGACATTATGGCTAGCGGTGAAAAATATGAAATACACAGACCAATAGTATTTCAAAATATAGCGGCTGGTTCTTTCTTACCAATTGAAGTCGATAGAGTATTTGCATTTGCAACTACTGCTGACGACATAATGGCAATATACTAAAACATGGCTTTAATAGGTATAAAAGCAAATATAGTATACAGTGAGCAGATAACTAATGCTGACACTAGAACAAGTGCGTTTAACTTGCGCGCAGACTTTACTGAACTGAAAGCTGACTCAACTCTTTTTTCAGCTGATGCTAACCAAATGTAATACATAACACATGGCTAAACAATCTATAAACATAGGTACAAGTGCTAATGATGGAACTGGCTCTACGCTCAGGGAAGCATTTGACATTTGTAACGACAACTTCACGGAACTCTACGGTGGCACAACATCAGCCTTAGGCTTTAAAGCTGAAGGAACTAACTTCACAGGATCACTTCTAATTGGTCACAGTACTACTGGAACTATTTCAAACGCGCAAAATAATACAGGTATAGGTATAGGTGCTTTAGACGCTTTAACTAGTGGTGATCACAATGTAGCAATAGGTAGAAATGCTGGTACTTCTATTAATTCAGGATCAGGTAATATTACTATAGGTTATGAAGCTGGTGACGCTATATCATCAGGTGTTGATAATATTGCTATAGGGCGTAGCGCTTTAAGTACAGAGGATGGGGACGGTAGAAATATTGCAATAGGGCGTAATGCTTTAGAAGATCAAAATGCTGGAGCTGACGCGTATAACATAGCAATAGGTTATGAAGCAGGTAAAGAAATTACAACAGGTACACAAAATACAATTATAGGTGGTTTAGCAGGTGATGCACTTACGATAGGCACAGATAACGTGGCTATAGGATATAATGCTTTAACATCTGCGCAAGAAGATACTAGAAACACCGCTATTGGTAGAGGTACTTTAGCTACTCAAAACGGAGCAGGAACTGCATATAATACAGCAGTAGGTTATCACGCAGGAGCAGCAGTTACAACAGGTGTTAGAAATACTATTATAGGAGGTTTAGCAGGCGATGATTTAACTGTTGGTGAAAAAAATACAGCTGTCGGTTATTCAGCTTTAAGTGCAGACGACACAGGTAGTAATAATACCGCTGTTGGTCATAGAGCTTTAAGCGAATTAAATTTTGATGGTAACGGTTATAATACAGCTCTTGGTTCAGACGCAGGAAGAAAAGTTTCAACAGGTGTTCAAAACACAGTTTTAGGCGCACTTGCTGGAGACGCGTTAACTACAGGTAGTGATAATGTAGCTATAGGATATTTCTCAATGAGCACAGATGATGCTGGTGGTAGAAGTGTTGCTGTAGGATCTCATGCTTTAACAAACCAAAACGGCGGTAGTTTACATGTTTATAATGTAGGTATTGGTTATAATGCTGGAGCAAGCATGACAAACGGAACTAAAAACACAATAATAGGTGGTAATGCCGGTGATGCACTTACTACAGGCTCCGAAAATGTAGCTGTTGGCTACGCTGCTTTAAGTGCAGAAGATGGTCATGGAGGTAATGTAGCTGTTGGTAATGAAGCTTTAGAAAATCAAAACGCAGGAGCAGATGCTTATAATGTAGCTGTTGGTTATAGAGCGGGTAAACAAGTTACAACAGGTACAAACAACGTAATAGTAGGTGGTCTTGCGGGTGATGCGCTTACAACAGGCTTTGGCAATACTGCGTTAGGACACGCTGCTTTAGGCTCTGAAGATGCTGGTGATAGAAGTGTTGCTATAGGTTATTTTGCTTTAAACGCTCAAAATGTTAGTGGAGGAGGAAATGCTTATAATGTTGCGGTTGGATATGGTGCTGGTCAATCAATTTCAACAGGTGTTCAAAATACAATATTAGGTGGTTTAGCTGGAGACGCGTTAACATCAGGTCAATTTAATGTTGCTATGGGGTACGGGGCTTTAGGTTCTGCAACTGATACTGATCAATCTGTAGCAATAGGGCATGGCGCTTTTGCTGCTTTAAATTATAGTGGAGATAGTAATAACACCGCTGTGGGTCATAATGCTGGTGGTTCTGCAACAACTGCAATACAAAGTACTTTTATTGGTGCTTTTGCAGGTGATGCGGTTACTACAGGTTTAGCTAATACAGCTATGGGTTACAATGCGTTGTCTGGAGAAGATGAGCATGGTTACAATACAGCGGTAGGACACGCTGCTTTAAAAGTACAAAATGCAGGCGCCAATGCATATAACGTTGCTGTTGGTGCTTCTGCTGGTTTATCAGTTACAACAGGTGTTAGAAATGTTATTGTTGGTGGTCTAGCAGGAGACGCACTAACAACAGGTAATCAAAATATTGCTATAGGTTATAATGCATTAAGCACAGAAGATGCTGGTGGTTATAACGTGGCTATCGGTGGTCATGCTTTAGAAACTCAAGACGCAGGTGATGCGTACAACGTAGCTGTTGGTTATTATGCAGGTAAAAGCATTTCAACAGGTGTTCAAAACACTATAGTAGGAGGTTTAGCTGGTGACGCTTTAACAACAGGTCAACAAAATATAGCTATAGGATATGCTGCTTTAACAAGTGAAACTACAGGTAAAAGAAGTGTAGCAATTGGTAATAACTCTTTAGAATCACAAAATAATACATCTAGCGGTGATATGTATAATGTTGGTGTTGGTTTTTATAGTGGTAAAAATATTACAACAGGTATTAGAAATATAGCAATAGGCGCGTTTGCAGGTGATGCTTTGACTACTGGTAATAACAACGTTGCTATAGGTTACAACGCTTTAAGCGCTGAAGACACACAGGGTCAAGCTGTTGCTATAGGTTATGAAGCTTTAAAAAATCAAAATGCTACTAGTATAAGTTATAATATTGCAATAGGCTCGCAAACAGGTAAAGAAGTTACAACAGGTATTGTAAATACTATAATAGGTGGTTTAGCTGGAGACGCTTTAACAACAGGGTCTGCACATGTAGCTATAGGAACTCAGGCACTATCAACTGAAGACGTTGGTAATTCTTGTATAGCTATAGGTTATCAAGCATTATTAAATCAAAATGTAGATGGTGAAGTTCATAATATAGCTATTGGTAGAGGAACTGGTAAAGAAATTACGACAGGTACTTTAAATACTATTGTGGGTGGTTTAGCAGGTGGCGCGTTAACTACTGGTGAAAAAAATATTGCAATAGGTTATAATGCTTTAGCTACAGAAGATACAGGTGATAGAAGTGTAGCTATAGGACACGGAGCATTAAGATACCAAAACAACGATGCTAGTAATTATAATATAGCAGTAGGTTATGATGCTGGAACAAATATTACAACAGGAATACAAAATACACTTATAGGCGGTTTAGCAGGTGACGCAATAACTGATGCTAACAACAATATAGCTATTGGTTACTTAGCTTTAACAACAGAAACAAGTGGTGGCAATAACGTTGCTATAGGAGTAACTGCTTTACAGCAATCTAATGGTGGTACTTATAATGTTGCTATTGGTAGAGATTCAGGACAGCAAGTTACAACAGGTTCACAAAATGTATTATTGGGTGGTAACGCAGGTGATGCATTAACTACAGGCGTATCAAATGTTGCTATTGGTTATCTTGCTTTAAGTGCAGAAGATACTGGTCAAAGAAATATTGCAATAGGCCAAAGAGCTTTAACAAATCAAAACTACGATGGAGCGGCATATAATATTGCTATTGGACACGATGCTGCTAAACAAGTTACAACAGGTATTGATAATGTTATAATTGGTGGTTTAGCAGGAGATGCTTTAACTGTTGGTGAAAATAATACCGTTGTTGGTAGAAGTGCTTTAGGTGCTTGTGTAGATGGCGATAATAATGTTGCTGTTGGTAGAAACGCATTATTAGTTTATGAAGGCGGTGATGGTGAAGGTGGTAATGTTGGTGTTGGTAGAGATGCTGGTAAAGCTCTTTCTACCGGTCAATTAAATACTATATTAGGTCATTTAGCTGGAGATGCTATTACAACTGGAAGTGGTAATACAATAATAGGTAGAAGCGCTGCTGCATCTGCTGTTGATGTTAG